CCCCCTTGGAGGTAATAGCTAGCTGCTCCTGCAGACCCTTCATAACCTACGTGTAGATCAGTAACTGATCCACCGTAGTCTGATCCATTCCATCCACTGTTGATTTCTGTGTTGACATATGGGCCAGCCATTGCAGGTGTCGCAGAGAGGGTGGACAGTGTGGCAAGTGCAATAATAGATTTCATTTTAGTTTGTTTGTATTGTTGTTCGCTACTTTGTCTTCGTGTATTTGATGCCACGATAGCAATAAGTGACAGTCATAAGGTTCTCCTATGATGTGAGCCCCGTTCCCTGCTCACACGTCATGCGTCAGCACAAGCTGATGAACGGACGCTATCGTAGTAGTCATGTTTAGTGACGTGAACGCCCTCGATAAATGCAGCCACGAGTAGCAGCATGATTGCAATCATCCAGGGCTCTGTAAATTTTTTTACCATAAAATATCATAGGCAAAACCATCAGTCATAGATACCATCAGCAGTTGCTGCATGATGCCAATCAAAACTGATAGGAAGCCAGCTAACATCAGGCCTATTCCTAATGCTCTTAGGTTATCCATCTACCATGAAGAAGTAGATAGTGTACCAGCAGCACAGGTATCTTGGTATGGTGATAGTTCAGAGTTTGTCTGACCATCACTTACACCATTGACATCTACCGTACCACTACTACCACCAGGTATGGTTAAAGTATCATCATCTGTGTAGTTCCTACCTTTCTTAGCAACTGTTGCAGTTTGAATAACTCCTGAGCCATTAACTGTAATAGTAACTTCAGCCCCAGTACCAGTACCACCAGTAGTAGCAACTGTACCGGCTGTGTAACCAGTCCCACCAGCCAATCCATCTAATGCTGCAATCTCTCCAGTAGGATAAGGGTGTTTATAGATAGGAGCGTTAGCATCGTTTGTCACATAAAGTGTAGTTAATGTAGTGTTCCTAGTTTTAGGATCATAACCCATTGACATAATTAATCATCCTTAATTTTAAGACTTTTCTTTTTCTTTTTAGTTGTTCTTTTAGGATCCCATGCAGAGTATTGTGCATCAGTATTGTCCTTTGTATACCCACCTTCTTTCTTTCTACGCATCGACTTCATAAGATGCTTGCGCAGCTTCTGTTGTTTCTTTTCTTTATCTGATAGCTCCTCACCCTTTTTAAGTTTCTTCGCTATCTTTCTATATGCACTCATAATGTTTAGTTAAGTCGTGTTACCTTTACGTCAGCAACGCCGGCTGAGGCCATGCCAATTCGCTGAGCAGTACCATAAGACAAATCAAGATCCCGACCTTCAATGAAAGGTCCACGGTCCGTAATAGTGACAGTCTCGCACGTCTCGTAGCAAACCCTGAGGTCTGTTCCGAATGGGAGGGTTTTGTGTGCTGCCGTTGATGCGTGTTGGTTATAACGTGTTCCATTGGCTGTTAAGTTTCCATGAAAACCTGGGCCGTACCAGGATGCTGTTAGAATTGTAGCTGTTAGGAGTGGAATCATTTGTTAAAAGTTTAGATTAGATCTTTCAAGCTTATCATAAACATCCTGTCTATAAGCAGGATCCTTTTCATAGCGTGGGTCAGTCATAGCACGTACAACTTCAGCTTGACTACGATAAGCAGCTTGTTTATTTGATGCAGCTTTACCAGTGAGTAGTTCACCTTCTTGCCCTATGGCATCAAGATAACGATTAGCTAATGTCCGAACTGCAAAGAAACAAGAGTAGGGGTCAGCCCTACCCAGTACTTCATCGAACATATTAATTTCTTGATCATTTAAATTATTCTTAGCCCATTCTATCATGCTGTCGTACTCTTTATCACCACCTACTACAGCTTTTAGTTGGACACTTTGTTCTTCAGTAAGTTCAGCAACAGGTGTGTCATTCTCTGATCTATAATCTAAATACATTGCAGCTATATCAGTCGGTGACATACCTTCCAATTCTTTCATAGTTTCATCAGAGACATTTTCATTATTACTTGCTTCCTCCCAAAGTTTATCAAGGAAAGCTGTGTCAACTTCTTTCCTTTCCTCTTCTTTCTTCTCTTCAGGTTCAGTGGTGTCCGCCTCAGCTTCAGGCTTATCTCTTGATGGATCACCAAGTTTCTTTTGAAGTTCGATGTAAGCACTCTCTAGATCCTCAGCATCTTTAAACTTACCAGCTAATAGCTGTTGCTGCTGTTCCTCTAGAGCTTCACCTACCTTGATACTTTCCTGTTCCTCTTCAGAGAATTCTCCTTCCTGTGCTTCGGTAGGATCATACGTTAGTGTGGCCATTTTGAGTGATTACTTCTAGGTTTCCAAGCCCCACAGTAGTGACAGTTACAGGTGATCCTAACTTAGGAGTACCTACTTTCATACGTGGAGCGTATTTCATTTTACCAGTTTCTTGGTTGTCTTCAAACAATTCCTTATCTTCTTTACTAAGAGGAGGTGAAACTGCTTTTGTTTTCCTAGCCCGCTTGGGCTTGCTCGGCGTCATGTTCTGCATTTAGCATCATCTCTTGTTGTTTTTGTTCAACAGCTGCCATTGCTGGTGCTTGTTCTTGTGCAGTCATAGCCATCTGTTGTTGCATCTGTGCTTGCTGTTCACCTTGTATCTCTTGCATACTCTTAACTAGGTTAAGTACGTCGATACCTTGTGCAGCAGCCAGACGTTTGACGACTTCTTCTGCATTGATAAACTGACCGATAGCTTCTGGTCCCATTGTCTGTGCAATGGTAGTAAGGAATTGACCAAGACTTTCTCGATCTTGACCACGACCTAAGGCATTAACACCTGCTACAATAGTAGGTTTAACTGTGTTCTTAGGTATCCTAGGTATCTTACCAGACTTTTGAAAGACTGAAAGCTTACGGTTTAGATAAGGTACTAGGAAGTCAACAGTAAGTAGACTGAATAGTCCACCAAGTTGTTGCTCTAGTTCCATCTGTGTCATCCTTACCTCTTCAGCAGTCGTGCGTTCCGACTGTCTGACAGAAAGGATGAGGAATGCTTCACTCAACCTACGTTCAAGTTGTTGAACCATTTCATATGCTGTTTTAAAGTCAGCTGTCTTGCCAACCTGAACAACACCGATATCATCAGGTCTTCCCTGAACGATTGCACCGTTCCCAGCAGACGCTAGAGTAGCTGGTTTAGTGGTGCTTGATGGTGATACTACAAAGACCACTTTAGCAGCTGCTGCAGAGCCTTCTACGAGGGCCTGAGAGAGTGCTTCAAGTGACTTGAGATCTCCGATAAACTCTTCGCAACGTCCCCGCCCGTAGGCTTCACCGTCGACAGTATTAAACCTTAGTGGAATCCATGGATTAGCATCTAAGGGAGCTTTACTTCTACTGTTAGGGATGATCTTATCTTCCACCTCTTGGTGCCAGACCATCCTATTGTTTTCTCTTTTTATGTGGGTATAAACATCACACTCATCTTTATCACCGTAGTGATCCGACCCTGGTGAGTTGGGTTGCGATTGAATGTCTTTATAATCTCCCAATAATTTTTTGGCAATTTTTTCCTTGGTGACAATTTCAAGTACATTACCATTACCATCTCGCTCTACAGCATAGCGGTTAAGCGGGAATAATTTTAACCCTTCCTTACCCATAAAGACCAGTACATTACCAGCAACAACTAAGTGTTTTAATGCTTGGTGTACTACGACACGATCATCAGATGCAGCAATTGAATCCATAATGGTTCGTTCAATCTTTGCAAATGCTAGGTCCATCTCAGATCTAAAGCCTGGTGGCAGTTGACCTAAATTAGAATCATCTACTTGTAGTTTAAAGAAGCTGGTTTGTGGAGGAAGAAGAGCTAACATCAACTTAGATGCTAGAGTTACAACCCCTTTAGAACCAACGCTTTGCCAAGGTGTAGATAGTGTTCTCATACCTCTTTGATCATCGTCTCGCCTTATTAAGTAAGGAAGGGTCAATCTCGACGCTTCCTCTGCTGAATCTAGAAACTGGTTCCGGTCACTTACTAAATCATCATACCTTGATTTTGCTGTCATTGTTATAGATTCAATTGTTTATTGATTAGCATGTTCCCCCGCTTCAGATCTGAAACACTGCCAGTTTTACCAGCACGTTTATCCTTTTTAGTTAGAACACCTGAAGCACCACTACCTACATCAGATCCTGCTGTAGAGTAGTTCACTGGATCTTCATCAATTTTCTCTTCTGCATTAGCTGCTGCCATGTCCATTTCCCACTGTCCCTGGGCACCTCCTGGCAGGAACATACCACTTTGTCTTGCAAGATCTGGTATGTCCTTTAGGTCATACATACCTGATGCTTTAACTTGTTCATAAGCTTTCTTACCTAAGTTACCACCTGGTCCTTGGAATCTACCTAGTGGGTTACCTGGATTGACATACCCAGTGGTAGGATCACCCATTCCAGCTACGCCACGCATATGTTGTTCACGTAGTCTCCAACCTATTGAAGCATTGTTATACAATGCTTGTTGCTGTAGTGCAACCTTGATTTGTTGTGGTGAGTAGTGCTGTGCTGCTCGTAACCAACTCTGCTTTCCGAATCCACCACCTGGACCACGGAATGCATCCATAAAATTTGTGTAAGTCATTACTTGTTTTGTTTCCTCCAGGATTTACCTTTATCTTTTCCCCACTCTATTAGTGGGTCGCCTCTAGTTTCAAATTCTTGTTGTGTTGTTGGTAGTACACCACCGTAGTAGTCATATACAAACTTGATCCTATCCATCTTACCACCGTCTCTCATTAACTCTTCTTCAGCATTATCCCAGTTCTCATATGTCAGGTCTCCAACATTAGACATAGCCATCCATGCTTGGATATCTTTTTTCTTATCAGAACCTATGACCTCTTTGAAAAGAGGTTTTGTCTCTTTATCATATCTTCCATGGTATCTTTTATTAATTTCATAGTCGTCTTGCCAACTCCAACCTGTTGTTTTAGTACGTCTAGCCCAGATAGCATCTGCTCTCTTCTGATTGTCTTCCAAGAGCCTTACAAAGTCAGCCTTACCTGCTTCTATTCTATCTGCTTTAACTTGATCCAGATGTCTTTGGTAGTCACCAAGAGTATCAATGTTACCAGGAGGCTTAGCCCATTCTTCAGCTATACGCTTTGTCGTACCTTGAGGTCTATTCAATAAAAAGTCCCAACCCTGCTGCTGGGTTTGTTCATCACCAGTCCACTGTGGCATCTTTGCTCTGCTACTATATTTCAGCATGCTATGAGGCATTGCTACTGGGTCTGGTCTTGCATATACTTCTGGTAATGTTCTATCTATATTACCTTTTGTGCCATCCATATACTCAGATACATCTATATATTTTGGACCACCATCAATGCTACGGTCTACTGATGGTACATACTCATCATCATCATATACTGTTTGATGTTCAGTGGCAAAGATAGTATCATTTATGTAGGTCTTAACTTCACCAAAGGTTTCTAAGGTAGCATCATTAATATCACCCCAGTTACCTTGTGCAAAAACTGTTTTGTATATATCATCAGTTTTAAAACTATCATATATAATCTCATCATAATAATCAGTTAAGTCACCTTGTGTATCTGGATCAAGACCTTTGTACCAATCAATTATGTCTTGACCTGTTACTGGTTCAGTCATTATCCTCCTTGAGTCTTGTTCGTATCCACTCCACTACTGATCGTTGTCCTGATCTATACATAACTGTGCTTAGATCATCAGTAGGTTGTGGGTTAGTTGGTGGAAAGATCTCCTCTAACTCAAGGAGTATTCTGTCATTTAGTTGAGGCCCAACGATAGCCTCAAGCATATTGGGGGAGATTGACATTGCTATGTTCAAAGAAGGCTGGCATCCTAGCACGTTGTGTGTCAGCAAGCTCTGGAGCTTTACCTTCATACATTAAACGATCACTTGAATCCAGCCAGAATTTTTTGTTTAAATATTTGTCGTAGGTATTATTACCTAGAGGTTCCATAATCCAGTTAATGGTGGCCTTCCTAAGCTTATCCAAACTTGGACTAGGAGATAAGCCCAAATCTCTACATACAAGACTGTTAGCACATACGTGTATCTGTTCATCTCTTGAGATATCTGCTGATACTGTTCTTAACCCAGCATCACCACAAAACCTAAAGAATGGTAGTAGAACGAAGAAAATCGCACGTTCGGCCACCAATGCCTTGAGGATCGTGTGATCTGGATGGCTCTCCCAAGCGTCTCGGAGTTTGAAAGCTTCGGACTCAGCTTTTTCGTTAGTTCCCAATGCATTGGCAATGTAACCCAAAGCCAAATCATGGTTCTCTTCATCGGTAACGTTCGATTCAAGGAGTTCTTGGGCAAGTGATGGTACCTCACCCTTAAGACCTTCTTGAATGAATTCACCAACCGGTAACTCCATATGACGTATTGCGAGAGCGCGGTAGATGGTTTCTTCACTGCCCTCCTTTAATTTTCCTGCTGTTGTTTGTACGGGGGACCACTTCCTTTTGCGGTCCATTAGTTGTTGATACGGATGTTTTCTCATTATTCTTGACAGTTGCAATCTGGTTGTTTGTTTAGGATGTCTGCCAAGTAATCTTTGACTGAGGACTCATCCAATGCCGCATAGACATCGCTCTTGTCCTGTGTGTCTCCCATTACCTGTAGACTATAGTAAAGGGAGGTCTGAGGCGAAGCCAGCCACTCCTCAACGAACGCATTGTCGTAGGTTACCACATCACTCCAAGAGTTGTGTGAATATCCGTGAAGAAGTCCCGTGTTATTCAACATTATCATTATATTATCTGCTACCTTCTTGTAAGCATCCCAGCCTACTTCACTGGCTATTTCTACGTCACCATAGTCATAGCTTTCGACACCAAAGGTGCCGCTATCCCTATCTACCTTCCTTGATATAGGTGGTGCGATTTCAGGTGTGGTTGTATAACCATCCTTATCTACTGATCGATAGGAGCAGCTAGCAGTAGGTGCTATGCAGAATGCTCTATCCATCTTGTTCCACTTAGCTACTTGTGCTGCTTGATTGATTGCAGCGCGTAGGTGGAATGCTAATGACCAAGCTGTAGGATTACTCATCCCCGATAAGCTTCTATTTAATTCCTCTAGTGCATCACCGAATTGTTCATAGGTTACTTCGTACCGCCGTAGTAGGTTGGCGAGTCCGAGCATTCCCAATCCAACCTGTCGGTCTGTATCCGAGGGAAGATACTCTCCAGATTCTCCAACGCCTGTTCTGCCATGAAGATCGCACAGTTGGGACATACCGTCAAAGAAAGCCTCTCCGAGGTCTTCGATGCTACAGGCACCGAGATTGACATGTTGTAAGAGACAAGTTCCTCGTGAGGGCAAGTATACCTCAAGACAGACGTTTCCATAAATTCTTTCACCTTTCTTAGTTGGACTTACTGGATGCTTAGCATATTTTATTTTGTTGAGCCAAATGTCTCCACTCTTAATTCCGTATAGCAGAGATTCCCGTAGTTCGTCGCTTGTATCGTCCCACATTTCGGGAGTGAGATCGACACATCGTTTGACCCACGGGAGTTCTCTTCTATCGGTAGTAATAAACTCAAGTATATCAGGATGGTCGATGTCCAGATGCAACACGCAAGCGCCATTTTTGTAGACACCGCCACGCCGAAGAGTTTCATTTAATGTTGAGTAGATTTTTCCGAATGATACAGGGCCAGAAGCCGTAAGACCCTTTCCGTTTTCACTTCCTTTGGGTCTGAGCTTTGATAGATGAACTGCAACTCCCGCTCCATATCTGAGAGCATGAGAGACGAACCTCCAGCTGTTTTCGATTGAGTCATGTTCTCCGTCCATAGCATCCGCTACGACCATAACCGTGCACGATACTGGTAATCGTCCCTCTGGATTGTCCATCCAATTTTGTACCCGACCTGTACGGGAGATTAGTTCATTTTTCATATCAAATCTGTTAATGTTGGTGGTTTGTAGTTTGGTCCCTTAAGGACCTTGCCGTCTTCTCGGTAGATGGGGTTACCATCTTCTCCAAGCTTTGACATGTTCGATTGATGGACCCTATCCATTGCTGTGTCTAGGTCCCATCCCATATTTTCAGCATACTGGTAACATACATATACCAGATCTGCTAGTTCTTTTAATGTATCTGTTGTAAAAGCAGGGTCATGTCTAAACAGTAAACCCTCCGCTTCCAGAAATTCTTTGAACTCTTCTACGATCAAGCCCTTCTGTACCGACCTTTGGGATGCGGTCTTCGAGGTTGGCAGACGGTACGCCTTCCGGAATTCCTTTGCCTGCTGCTGTAGCGTTGATGGTGTGTTCGAGTTCATTCTCTAGATAGTGGATTGCTTTAATTAAATCTTCTTTCTTACTGTCCTTATACCCAGCCCTAGCAATGTATTTAACTGCATTGCCAAGGTGGAAGTTCAGATCGTTATCCCGAATAAAGTCCCAAACTTGGGCTTTCCCTCTTTTGTAGTAGTCTGGTCCTTTGTCGCTGGAGTTGTAGTCAAGGTTGAAATACCCGGCCATTTTTTTACTAAGTTAGTGAGTGAATTACCTAGAATAAAGTTTTGCTCTTGTAGAGCCATGAATACAGTAATGATATCCTCTTTATCTGTATCAGGATTCGTTAATGCATCATATGTTTGCCTCATCCTGAAGTCTTGTTCCATCGTCAATTTTGTAATCGGCGGCGGGAGTCCAGGGGATTGGTTTGTTGTTTTTGAAGTCATAATCATCCTTAGTTAAGATCTTTGCTAATCTAGCATTTATTAGGGCGGTTTCTTCGTCTGAATCCTTTTCAATGAAAGTATCTTTCACTGTTTTCCAGGAGTATCCTTTCTCTTTGAATAAAGCTTCAGCCCTCTTGATTCCAATTCCATTAACACCACTATAACCATCAGTTTGATCGCCAGCCAGTGTTTGTATAAGGTGCCATTGAGGTCCGGTTGTTTCACTTATGAG